CTTTTTGATTGTATCTTTATATTTTTCATAGTGTTCGTTCATGATTCTATTTATATGATATAACACTTATAAAATCGAGTTTTGTAAAAGAGTTTTTTTATAAATATCTGTATAACAAATAACTCTCTTTAAGTTAGGAGTAAAGACATGGGATTTTTAGTTTCACCCGGCGTTCACGTTAGGGAAATCGATCTTACAAATGTTGTTCCTGCTGTATCTACGTCTATTGGCGCAATTGCCGGACCTTTCGCAAAAGGTCCAGTTAGTGCGATTACTGCGATTAGTTCGGAAGAACAGTTACTACAAACATTCGGTAAGCCAAATAGTTCAAATTTTGAGTGGTGGTTCACTGCTGCAAACTTCTTGCAGTATGGTGATGCACTCAGGGTGGTTCGTGCAGAATCCGCCCTTCTAAACGCTGGTTCAACTAGTGGTATCCTCATTCGTGACGATGACCATTATGAAGCTAGTTTTTCCACAGGACAGGGTACTCACGGTGATTGGACTGCTCGTACCGCTGGTACTCTTGGCAATTCACTTGGTGTTGATATCTGTGCAAGTCCCGCAGCATTTTCACAACAACTTGGTTCTCTTAACCTAGTTAACGGTGAAAAGGCAGTTGGTTCGTTGGAAATCACAGTTGATGACCAAAATGCAACTGCCGCATCAATCGTAATTGGGGACATCATTCAGTTCTACACAGCAAGTGCTATTGTTGGACTTGTAGCAGGAGCCATCACGGTTGCAACTAAAACTCTTACCACTGATACTGGAACTGGTGCAGTTGCAGTAGGACAAAGAGTGCTTGGTGCTGGTATTTCAGACGGTGACGAAGTTGTTAAGATTGAATCAGTTACTTCTCAGAGTGGTGGTGCTGGTTCGGTTACAGCAGTTGTTGTTCTAGATAAAGCAATCACAGTTGCTGACAACGTAGCTCTGGTGTTTTCTGCTGCGGCAGGACATACCAAAGTAGAATCAGGTAACGTAGAGTACGAAGTCACTGCAATTTCTTCAGAAACTCTAACCATTCGGGTTCTTGACGATCCTGCTGGTGGCGGACTTCAGACGATTATTCCTGATAACTCTCTAATTCGTCGTCGGTGGCGCTTCAGTGATCTATTTGCTGCTGCTCCCGGCACATCAGATTGGGCGACTACGAATGCTCGTGGTGAACTAGATGAAATACATGTTGCAGTTTATGACAAAACAGGTGACATCACAGGTTATGATGTTGATGTTAAGGGACAACGTGGCTCTTCAGTTATTGAAGTTTGGCCGAATATGTCTAAAAACTCAGCTGCAAAGACAACTCAGGGCGGTAATAATTACTACCCGGATGTTATCTTCCGTGGTTCTAACTACATCTACTGGACAGACCATCTTTCTGCTGGTACTAACTGGGGTACAGACATTCCCACAGGTACGGACTATACACTAGTAAGTGGAGTTGCAGTTGATACACTGACAGGTGGAACGGACGATTACTCCGTGACTGCTGGTGAAATGGAAATTGCTTATGACAAGTTTTCTGATACAGAAAACCTTGACATCAACCTAGTTATGGGTGGTCCAAGTTCAGCTGTTGCAGATACAGAAGCTGGTCAGGATACACACGTTACAATGATCACTGATCTTTGTGAACTTCGTAGAGATTGCGTTGGTTTCGTATCACCTTATCGTGCTGCGACAGTTGGTGTAACATCATCTATCACTCAGACAGAAAATGTCAAGGATGCGTTTGACAAGTGCCCATCATCTTCTTACATGGTATTCGATAGTGGATACAAGTACATGTATGATAAGTACAACGATGTGTATCGTCATGTTCCTTTGAACGGTGATACTGCTGGCCTTTGTGCAAATACAGATGCTGTTGCTGATCCTTGGTTCTCACCAGCGGGTTACAATCGTGGTGGTGTTCGTAGTGCAATCAAACTTTCTTATAACCCACAGAAGGCAGATCGTGACATTCTCTATAAGGCTCGGGTTAACCCAGTGGTTGATTTCCCCGGTCAGGGTGTCACACTCTTTGGTGATAAGACTGCTCTTTCCAAACCAAGTGCATTTGACCGCATTAACGTGCGTCGTCTGTTCCTTGTTCTTGAGAAAGCAATTGCCACTGCTTCTAAGTTCCAACTCTTTGAGTTCAACGATGAATTCACAAGAGCCCAGTTCCGTAATCTGGTAGAACCCTTCTTGCGGGATGTGCAGGGACGCCGTGGTATTTTCGACTTTAAGGTAGTTTGTGATACAACTAATAACACTGGTGAGGTCATTGACCGTAACGAGTTTATTGGTGACATCTACATCAAACCAGCAAGGTCAATCAACTTTATTACACTAAACTTCATCGCCGTGCGAACTGGTGTTGCGTTTAGTGAGGTAGGAGGTTAATCATGGCTAATATAGATGACTTTAAAGCAAGTTTAATCGGTGGTGGTGCAAGAGCCAACCAATTTAGGGTAACTATTACTCCACCATCAGGTATCGCAATCGGTCTTGATACTCGTAGAACTTCGTTTCTTGTAAAAGGTGCAGCATTACCAACCCGTGCAATCACTGAAATTCCTTTGAAATTCCGTGGTCGTACAATCTACATGGCGGGTGATGCAGCTGAACCAGAAGCTTGGGAAGTTACATTTCTTAATGACACTGACTTTATGATTAAGAATGCAATCGAACTTTGGTCAAATGGTATCAATGATTTCGCATTGAATACTGGTGTTGTTTCTCCTTCTGACTATCAGACAGACTTAACTGTTGAACAGTTGGATCGTGACGAAACAGTTCTGAAGACATATATTCTTCGTAACTGTTGGCCAACGACAAGTGGTTCTGCAATTGAACTGAGTATGGATAGTGAAAGTGCAGTTGAAGAATTCTCAGTTTCTTGGAGATATCAGCACTTTGAAGCTTCTGGCGTAAACTTCTAATTTGAACCTACTAAATAGACAGTAGGAGATAAAAAGATTATGGCAGAATTATTCGGCTTTTCAATACAAAAAGCAAAAAAGGATCAGGGGCTCAGTGGAAAAACTTTCACTGACCCCACTCCTGATGACGGCGCAATTGAGATTGCAGGCGGTGGGTTCTTTTCCTCTGTACTAGATACAGATGGTCGAGAACGCAATGACCTTGACCTCATTCGTCGTTATAGAGATATTTCTATGCAATCGGAGTGTGATGCTGCGGTTGAAGATATTGTGAATGAAGGTATCATTTCAAATCTAAATGATATTCCAGTAAATATCGATTTAACAAATCTAAAATACGGCGATAAAATTAAAAATAGAATTCGAGTTGAGTTCATGGAAGTTCTAAGACTTCTTAATTTTAATGAAAAGGGTCATGATATCTTTCGTCGTTGGTATGTTGATGGTCGTATATACTACCACAAAGTTATCGACAATAAAGACCCACAGAAGGGTTTAACCCATCTAAGATTTATTGACCCAACTAAAATTCGTAAGGTTCGAGAAACAAAAAAAGACCCTAGCATTGACCAGAATGGCGTTGAAATGGTCAGTAAGGTAGATGAATATTTTATCTACAGCGATAAGGGTTTTGCAAGTTCGGGTTCTCAGGGTAATGATCAGGGAATTAAAATTGCTGCTGATTCAGTAGTATATGTTCCATCAGGAATCCTTGACAACAACTCTGGTCGAGTTATCTCGCATCTACACAAAGCAATCAAACCAGTTAATCAGTTGCGTATGATCGAAGATGCGATTGTTATCTATCGTATCTCTAGAGCACCAGAACGTAGAATATTCTATATTGATGTTGGTAATCTACCAAAGATCAAAGCAGAACAGTATCTAAAAGATGTAATGAACCGTTATCGTAACAAGTTAGTTTACGATGCAAGTACAGGTGAGATTCGGGATGACCGTAATCACATGTCTATGTTGGAAGACTTTTGGCTCCCACGCCGTGAAGGTGGTCGAGGCACAGAGATTACTACACTTCCGGGCGGTTCAAACCTTGGAGAGATTGATGATATCGTATACTTCCAACGAAAACTATACCGTTCACTTAACGTGCCGATTTCAAGACTTGAAGCTGAAAACGGATTCAGTATGGGACGGGCATCAGAAATTACTAGAGACGAACTCAAGTTCACTAAGTTCGTACAACGTATTCGTAAGAAATTTACTCCCCTATTCACTGACTTGCTCAAGACTAACCTACTCCTTAAAGGAATAATCTCACCAGAAGATTGGCCTCGTATGCAAGAGCATATTCAGTATGACTTTATGGAAGATGGTCACTTTGCAGAGTTGAAGGACGCAGAACTTCTTAATGATCGTATTCAGACACTTGATGGTATTCAGTCCTATATTGGTACATTCTTCAGTAAGGAATATGTACTGAAAAAAGTCCTAAATATGACAGACGCAGAAATTCAAGAGATGCGAGCTCAGATGAAGAAAGAACTTGAAACTGATCCATTGGATGGTGGTATTGATATGCCAGATGGTGGTGACGGTATCACAAGGTATCCACAAGATGCTGGTGGTGGAGTTATCGCACCAGAACAGATGCCAGACTATGAGGAACCTCAAGAAGATAAACCAAGTGGAGGAGATAAATAATGAGTAAAGAATTTGTAGACGCAATTGTTGGTGGTAATAATCTTGAAGCAGAGAAAGCATTTAGTATCACAATGGCCACTAGGGTCGGTGATTCACTAGAAGTTAAACGCAAAGAACTTGCAAACACATTTGTTAAGTCAAGTTATATAGATAAGGAATCAGACGTTAATGAAACGGATTGAGGAAATCTATGAATCTACAGTTGTAGAGAAGGATGAACACAGGAAATCTAAACAATATAAACGTCTTTCACCCAAAATGAAGGACGCAGTGGACGATTTGTTCAAAAAAATGGATGCGAAACCTTCAGATTTCCTAAATAGTTTCGAAAGAACTATAACAGATATATCTAAGAAATATAAAGTCCCTGAGAGGGAACTTCTTGGGTATTTTGAAAAAGAAATGTTAGCGATCTAGGGGATAAGAATGGCTATTGTTGCAAGAGTACTCAGAGATACCGTTGTTAATGCGCCGGGCGCAGGTGGTACAGTTACGCTTAAAGTTGATATTGAAGATGATGCTGCGCTCAATACCGCTATTTTAGATGGAAGCACATTAGATGGACATGCGAACGGTGCAAAACTACACATCGCCAGAATTTGGTGGGCATTGACTCAAGGTAGTGCTGATGATGATACTGGTCATGTTGAAATTCAAGAAGTATCTTCTGGAACAGATATTGTTCAGATTAGACTTGCCGGAACTGGACACTATGATGGTTCTGCTGGCGTTATCCCCGGCACTGCTGCAAACACAACCGCAACTTCTAGTGACCATGAAATAACTACTTTTGGTACATCTGGATTTGTTATTATCGAATTCAAAAAAGACGAAAACTATACAGCGTAAGGATAGAACAATGAAACTATTTTCAGAGGCAGTCGAAGACGTAGAGTATATCTGCGAAGCAAAGGAAGACGGTAGTAAGTCCTACAAGATTCGTGGTATCTTTATGCAGGCTGACATCAAGAACCGTAATGGTCGGGTGTATCCTATGGAAGTACTTCAAAAAGAAGTTGGAAAATACAACAAGAACTTTATTAAAGAAAATCGTGCATTTGGTGAGCTTGGACATCCAGACGGACCAACCGTCAATCTGGAACGAGTGTCACATATGATCACGTCTTTAGAACCTGATGGAAAAAACTTTATTGGTGAGGCGAAGATTATGTCTACACCTATGGGTGAGATTGTGAAGAGTCTTATGGATGAAGGTGCAAAACTAGGTGTTTCCTCACGGGGAATGGGTAGTTTAGATCAAAAAGGCGGTGCAAATTATGTGCGGGACGACTTCTATCTCGCAACAGCAGCGGATATTGTTGCTGACCCTTCTGCACCAAACGCTTTTGTTGAAGGTATTATGGAAGGTAAAGAGTGGGTTTGGAACAACGGAGCGTTGTTGGAAGCGGAAATGGTAGAGATGAAAAAAGAATTTGATGTTAAGGAACGTCAGAGAAACGCAACTAAGGAAGCTTTAGCATTTGCTAAGTTTCTTAAAAGACTTTAATTTATAAATAATCATTACAGATGAAGGTAAGGAGACACCCTATGTCAGAACTAGAACAAACAATTGAAGAGCTCGAAGCAGAAGTGCTTGCAGAGCTTGAAGAAGCGAGTGACGCCCAGACAAAGGGTGCTGCTCCTGCCGAAGGCAAAAAGAAAATTGATGCAGTAACACCCGGTGGCGAAGTTGCCGATGTTGGTGGTGCTGATCCAGAAGCTAAAGTTGAAAAAGGTGCCGATGAAGATCGTGGAGAGAAAGCGATTGGTAAGAAGGCCGCTGCAGCTGCAAAAGCAGTTTCAGGTGATGCACAACAGAAGGGCGCTGGTAAATCAGACGGTCCTCAGAAACTCGCTGCTGGTCATGTACCAGAAGAGGGCGAAGTTGTCACAGAAGCAAAACGCATGACGAAAGAAATGCTCAAAGCTGGGATGATGAAGAAGATGGAAGGTATGAAAGCCGTCGATCTGAAAGCCGCATATGAGAATATGATGGCCCCTGCTGAAGAAGAAGAAGAGATGGACGAAGCTGCAATGTCAGAACTCAAGAAACTTGAGGACGCAAAGGCAGAGATCGAAGAGAAGATCAAGTCCATCAATGTCAAGGAAGATGTTGACGCCCTCGTAGAAGGTGAAGACCTCTCCGAAGAGTTCAAGGACAAGGCAGCTACAATCTTTGAAGCTGCTGTTAAATCAAAAACCCGTGAGGAAATTGCTCGTATTCACGAATCAATGACTTCCGATTTTGAAGTAAAACTGGAAGAGTCTGTTGATGCTCTTACAGAAAAAGTAGATACTTATCTCAACTACGTTGTAGA